AGGTTCTTTGCAAGTTTCTGGGCTCTTCGTTAACATTAATTGACTCTGCAACCATCGAGTATATGTCAACCTGCCCGATGGTCTACTCAAAAGATGGGTTGGACTTGTATGAATACCCAATCAAAGCTGAGAGAGATGATGAAGAGAAACTAACTAAGAAACCTCACTCATATGTTATCGTTGCAGATACCGCACAAGGTGTTGGTGGAGACTACTCGGCATTTGTAATCGTAGATATTACTGAAGTTCCATACAAACTTGTAGGCAAATTCAGAGACAACAAGATTGCACCGATGCTTTACCCGTCTGTTATACATAAGGTGGCAAAAGACTTCAATAATGCATATGTCCTACTTGAGGTCAATACCAGTGAACAGGTTGCATACATTTTGCAGTCTGAACTAGAGTATGAGAACATTCTGTATGTCACAAAATCAGGTAAAGGTCAGCGTGTAACTGGCGGCTTCGGTGGTGCCGGTAGAACAAGTTTCGGTGTTGTGACAGACAAGAGAGTAAAACGAATTGGTTGTTTCACCTTCAAATCTCTGGTAGAAGAGAAGAAACTACTGATTCAGGACGCAGATGTAATTTCAGAGTTATCAACTTTTATTGAACACCGTGGTTCTTATGAGGCAGATGATGGTTACCACGATGATTTAGTTATGCCTCTAGTTTTGTTTAGTTGGTTGACAACCAACCCGTATTTCAAAGATTTAAATGATATCAATGTTCGTGAAGCAATGTACCAAGAACGAATTAAACAGATTGAAGAAGATGTTATACCCTTCGGTTTCATGTCTGACGGATTAGAAGATGAATATGATGTAGATAGTGGAGATGCGTGGACAAAAGAAGAACCTAAACAAATGCCACCAGGTTACCTATCTTCAAATCTGTAAAAAACTAAATAGTGTATAAAGAAAAAATTGACCCATAACTAAGGAGAAATCCATGGCATTTCAGCTATCACCTGGGGTAAATGTATCAGAAATCGACCTGACTACAATTGTCCCTTCAGTCGCCACTTCTATTGGCGGTATTGCTGGAAATTTCAACTGGGGTCCAGTTGGTGAAGTGGTTACCGTTTCGAGCGAGAACAATCTCGTTAGCCGATTCGGTGAGCCAGACAATACAAATTATGAATACTGGTTCTCTGCTGCTAATTTCTTAGCGTATTCTAACAATCTAAAAGTTGTTCGTGCGGCAAACACATCATCAAGTAACAACTCGACAGCAAACGGAACCGGTGTTCTGATTAAGAACTCTGACGATTATGCTGCTAACCGCGAAACTGCAACCAACACTGCTTACGGTCCATTTGCTGCTCGTTATGCTGGTGCTCTAGGTAATACCTTGCGTATTTCTATGTGCCCAAGCACACAAGCATTCTCTGCAAACCTAAGTGTTACAGACAGCCTAAGAGCAAATGCTGTTGCAGCTAGCTGCACAGTAATTAACATCAACGGTACCGCAGATGCAAGAGCAAACCTTGCTAACAATGATTTAATTTCTCTTGACGGTGGTTCAACTTATATCCGTGTTGCAGAAGTTAATGCAACTGCAATTATTACCGCAACTGCACCAGGTGTAGTTACTGTTGGTACTCCAGTTCTTCGTAAGTGGCAATATGCTGACCAATTTGGTGTTGCACCAGGAACTTCAGCTTATGTTTCTGCTCTAAACGGTTCAGGCGATGAAATGCATGTTATCGTTGTAGACGAAGATGGTCAATTTTCTGGCGGCGTTGCAAATACCGTTCTTGAAAAATACTCGTTCGTTTCAAAGGCATCTGATTCTACAAACAACGATGGTTCAACAAATTACTATAAAACAGTTATCAACGCTCAATCTAAGTATGTTTGGTGGTTAGGTCATCAACCAGGTTCGTCAAACTGGGGAACTACTGCTGTTGCAAAGACATTTACCAATATCAACACACCATTCTCTGCGTCAATGAGTGACGGTGCAGATGGTACAATTGGTAATACAGAAATTGTTGCTGCATACAACTTCTTCTCTAATCCAGATGTTGTTGATGTTTCACTACTAATTTCTGGTCCAGGTAACGCAACTGTTGGTGCAAGTCTAATTGCATTGGCAGAATCTCGTAAAGACTGCATGGTATTCTTGTCACCGTTGAAGACTAATGTAGTTAACAATGCTGGTTCAGAATCAACAAGCATTCTTACACATCGTGCTGGATTCACCAGTTCTTCATACGCATTCATGGATTCTGGTTACAAATACCAATACGATAGATACACAGATGTATACCGTTGGGTACCTTTGAACGGTGACATTGCTGGTGTTTGCGCTCGTACCGACCAAGAACGCGATCCATGGTACTCACCAGGTGGTCTAAACCGCGGTATCATAAAGAATGTTATCAAGTTGGCATTCAACCCAACAAAAACAGAACGTGATAACCTATATGTTCAAGGTGTCAACCCTGTTGTTACATTCCAAGGTGAAGGCACAATCTTGTTTGGTGATAAGACTATGTTGAATCGCCCATCAGCATTTGACCGTATCAATGTTCGCCGTCTGTTCATTGTTCTAGAAAAGACAATTGCTCGTGCTTCACGCAGCTCTCTGTTTGAATTCAACGACCAATTTACTCGCGCTCAGTTTGTAAACCTAGTAGAACCTTACTTGCGTGATGTTCAAGGTCGCCGTGGTATTACTGACTTCCGTGTAGTCTGCGATGAGTCAAACAACACAGCCGAAGTTATTGACAGCAACCGTTTCGTTGGTGATATCTACATTAAACCAGCACGCTCAGTCAACTTCATCCAACTTAACTTTGTTGCAGTAAGAACAGGTGTTTCGTTTGATGAAATTGTCGGCCGTTTCTAATAAATAAGAGAGATAGGAGAATATAAATGGCATTTAATGTAAACGAATTCCGCTCTCAAATGGTAGGAGACGGTGCTCGCCCAAATCTATTTGAGGTGAGTATGCCGTTTCCTGGCTTTTCACAAGCTGGAGATGCACAGAAGAAACTAACCTTCATGTGTAAGACAGCTCAACTGCCTGGTTCTACCGTTGGTGTTGTACCTGTTCAATACTTTGGCCGCGAATTGAAGTTTGCGGGTAACAGAACCTTCCAAGATTGGACAATCACAATTATCAATGATGAAGATTTTGTTATTCGTAATGCATTCGAGCGTTGGTTGAACGGTATCAACAGTCACAGTCTTAATGTCCGTAACCCATTAGCTCTTGCTCCTGGTGGATATACTGTTGATGCTGATGTTACCCAATACGGCAAGCAAGGTAATACTCTTAAGAAATACCGTTTTCTAGGTATGTTCCCACAAGATGTATCACCAATTGATGTTGATTGGGGTTCAAACGACACTATTGAAGAGTTTACAATTACTCTTTCCTACCAGTGGTGGGAATCAGTAGCTGACAACGTGGCGTGATGAAGAGGGAGGTCCTTCTGACCTCCCTTTTTACTTTTTAGGATGATTCATATATGGCAGTAAAATTATTCGGTTTTACACTAGGTAAAAAGGACATTGTTCGGGAAGAAAAACCCGAGCAGGCCTCTTTTACACTTCCAACCGAGGCAATTGATGACGGTGCAGTTACTATCACGCAGAATGCCCATTACGGCACTTATGTTGATTTAGATGGTTCTGTTCGTAATGAGATTGAACTCATCACTCGTTATCGTGAAATGTCAAATCACCCAGAGTGTGATATGGCAATTGATGAAATTGTTAATGAAGCAATCAGTCATACAGAACAAGGTGAGATTGTCAAGATTGTAGTAGATAATCTCAAACAACCAGAAGCAGTTAAGAAAAAAATTATTGAAGAGTTTAAAAACATCCAAAAGATGTTGAACTTCAGTAATCTTGCCGACGATTTATTCAAGCGTTGGTACATTGACGGTCGTATCTATTACCATGTAATCGTCAATGATAAAGATCCAAAAAAAGGTATTCAAGAACTTCGTTATATTGACCCACGCAAGATTCGTAAAGTGCGTGAGATTCAAAAAGAACGCGACCCAAAAACTGGTGCCAACATCATCAAATCGTTGGCTGAATACTATGTCTATAATGACCGTGGTACAACGACACAAACATTTAGTGCGAATGTAACACAAGGTTTGCGTATTGCACCTGAGGCAATTATTAATGTAAACTCAGGTTTGATGGATGCAAAAAATGTATTTGTCATTTCTTACCTACACAAAGCAATCAAGGCACTCAATCAACTAAGAATGATTGAAGATGCGGTAGTTATTTACCGTATCTCAAGAGCACCTGAACGCCGTATATTCTATATTGATGTTGGTAACTTGCCAAAAGGTAAGGCAGAACAATACATTCGTTCTATTATGATTCAGTATCGTAACAAGTTAGTTTACGATGCAAGCACAGGTGAGATTCGTGATGAACGTAAACACTTGTCGATGCTTGAAGACTTCTGGTTACCTCGCCGCGAAGGTGGTAAAGGTACCGAAATTACAACATTGCCTGCTGGTCAAAACTTAGGTGAGATGGAAGATGTAAAATACTTCCAAAAGAAACTGTTGAATGCATTGAATGTTCCAGTTTCTCGTTTAGAACCTAATGACGGTGGTTTGATGGGTGTTGGTAAAACAACCGAAGTTACCCGCGATGAAGTTAAGTTTGCAAAGTTCGTTCAGAGACTACGCAACAAGTTTGCACAGATTTTTGACCATGCACTACGCACACAATTAGTTCTTAAAGGTGTTTGTACCAGTGAAGAATGGGATGAATTCCGTGAAGAAATTTATTACGACTTCA